AAACTTGTACTCGAGCAGCAAGGACACGAGGTTATTCAGGCAAACCCCGAGGTCTCCTGGAGCTTAAATGATCTTGAGCAATATGACTCCGTGCTAGTTGGAATCAGCCCTTTAACAAGTCTTAGTGCAAATCACGTCTACGGTGCGTTAAGCGTTATGGACGTGCTGCTTGATTCACCTAAGCTGCATCTATTTATTGACGCACCGGAGCCTGCAAAGATTACAGCAAGCCTACGCGCAATGGTTAAGACGCCTGACAACCTCACCAAACCTTTTTATGCATACCGCAAGGGTTTTAGCTCGGCTGCTCAGCCAAACATGCTTGAAAACCTTCTAGAGGTTATAGATCATCTTGTAAACAAGAAATGGCCTACTACCTTGTATCCAGCGTTGCCGTGGACTGATAGCATAAAGCACGTTGCAGATTACTTGCCAGAAGGCGCGGCAGACTCGCTTGTTGGAATTAACTTAGATGCGTACTTAATTTCTACGCAGGACATGATCGAGACCGAGCGTCGTGAAAAATGGGTCGTAGAAAATTACTCAACAAAATGGGTTAAGTCTACTACCGCAACTCTTTCATATCCGACAGTACCTATGAAATGGAATAAGGCATGGACAGACGCGCAGGTATCCGCGCAGATCTCTTCTGGTCTTGGCGCTCTTATTCCTCCTTATTCTTCTAGCACGTGGTGGAGTTATAGATACATTCAATGCATGAATGGCTTGACTCCAGTTGCGACCGACTGGAAGGAAAGCCAACTTATTGGCTCATCATGGACGCATCTTGCGTCAAGCATTGAAAGTATGACGCAGGAAGAACGTATTCAACTTGCTAAGGATCAACGTGATTCGTACATTGAACATACGCCTACACGTAGAGACGCGGCAGTTAACTTATCACAGGCACTAGATCTATTCACGAGAAAAGAGCAAACCAATGTCCATCTTGTTCAATAACTGGTTAAAGCGTACACGTGACTTACAAAAAGACGTATACTTCATTAACTATGAAGAAATGCAAGGCGATAAGCCTCAGAATATTCGTAAGCTAGTCGAGTACATGCGCTGGAATATGCTTGCGGTAGACGACGAACTTGCAGAGATGCGTCAAGCTATCTCATGGAAGCCTTGGCAACACGACGCTCCATATGCGGATCGTGAAGAGATTATTAAGGAAGCTGTTGACGTTTTGCACTTTGTCGCAAACATTATCGTTGCGGCTGGTGGAACAGACGAGATGCTTGATAAGTTCTACCTTGAAAAGATGGAACGCAACAAGCAACGACAACTAGACGGATACAAAGTTAAGGACATTGGAGTAAAGTGTACTCTATGTCAACGCGCGATTGACGACGTAGGACGCGGTGCAACGCCGGATATGTGCGCTAAATGTCTACCTAAGGAGGACGGACACGATGCCTGAGATTAACGAGCAATGGATTAGAGAACAGATGCAGGAAGCAAAGGTAAAGGTTGGGACCGGAAAGGCTCTACTTGCACTACTTGCTGAGTGGGAAAAACTTACCTTATCTGTTCCGCAGCAAAAGGAAGTTATCACACTATTTGGACCTTTAGCCTTAGGGCACTCTCTTGTACAAGAGCAAAAGGACGAGGTTTGGGTTGACGCACAGCCTGGAGCTATCTTAGTTGCAGACGAGGTACGCGTTAAGGCTGATGCCTACTACGGGTCTACTGGAGCTATGCATAACGGACGACGCGGCAAGGTTGTTGCAGTTCGCTACGGAGACGTGATCTTTAGATCAACAGACGGCAAGGAGCCTTTGCTTGACGGAGCACACTATTCACCTCATCAACTACAGAAGAGAGTCCGATAATGCGATCTAACATTGAGCTAGTAGTACGCGGCAAGAATATTGACGAGATTCTTGCTAACGCAAAGAAAAGCTGGCAAGGATTTATCAATGACCCTCAGGCTGATCTTCCGCATGACGCAGAATTAAATGCAAAAGAAGATGAATCAAACGACATGATTGCCTACGTAACTATCCGCACGAAGATTGAAAGAGACTAACAATGACAGAGACAGAAGGCCAACTTCCTAAGTATCGTGTAGAAGCTCTACGCGAAGCCGCAAAGATCATCTCCGGTGACAGGGACGCGCAGTATGGTGGTCCTGAGGAAAACTTTGCACGCATCTCAAAGGTATGGTCAATGATCCTCGGAGTTGAGATATCAAATGAAGATGTCGCGATGATGATGGTTGGGTTAAAGGTTGCACGTTACGCAAATAAGTCTGGGTTCCAGGCAGATACCTGGATTGACATCGCAGGATACGCGGGGTGTGGCTACGAGGTAGGTATGTTGGAGCTCGAGAAAAACGCTAACCTTTCTGCGTAAATAGCACGCGATAAGCGAGATGTCGGTATAAGGTCCTACCCTAGGAACTACGAAGGGTCTTACTAGTGTCTCAACATACCTTTATCGACTGCAACGGGCTTGCAGCGTTTATGAGTCTTGGCTTCGTACAAAATGATATGAAGATGATTCAACGCACAGGAACACTAAACTTTGGAAACGTCGTTGCAGAAAATAATCGTCACCTTCTTGGAAACGATTGGACCGCTGAGTTTTCAGATGATTCTGATGAATGGCGTGTACAAAAGGCAGACGTAGTTCTAGGTTGCCCTCCTTGCTCCGGCTGGTCTGTATGGTCAGGTCCAGCTAATCGCGGTCCTGATTCAGCCGCGCACGAACACACACAGGCGTTCGTACGTTACGCGGCGCGAGTAAAACCACGCGCAGTTGTCTATGAAAGTGTGCAGCAAGCCTACACGCAAGGGCGTGAAGTCATGCTTAAGTACCGTAGCATGTTAGAGGATCTTTCAAATAAAAAATATGACCTGTACCATATTAAAGAAAATAACTTACAGGTTGGCGGATTTTCATATCGCCCACGTTACTTCTGGGTAGCGGTTGAGTCTGGCCTTAAGTTTTCAGCTCCAATTATCGAGCCAACTGAGCTTCCACGCATTATGGACATCATTGGTGATCTTGCAGAGATGCCTCAGACGTGGAACAAGCAAAAGTACACCGCGCCATCTCCTTCCAAGTGGGTTGATCACCTGCGCTCGAAAGACGGAATGGTTGATGGGCATATTGGTAAATCAAATGTTCACGCGCAGCGTATTGAAGAGATTTTTAGCATCATCGGCAACGACGGCTGGGAAGGTAACGGCGACACCGGTGGAGCTTTAAAGAAAGCTGTTGACATGAACGACGGCAAGTTCCCACAGAAGTGGATCGACATTTCGCCGCGTGTTATTCGTAAGAATTTTAAGCTAGGTTTTTCACAGCCGTACCGCTGGAAGGAAGATCACTGGTGTAACGTTCTTACTGGCTCCGCGCTAGATCATGTTGTTCACCCAACGCAGCCGCGACTTATTACTCACCGCGAGTCTGCACGTATGCAAGGTCTCCCTGACGATTGGAATATTGAAAGCTCACGCGACTACTCACACCTTGCAGCTGTATGGGGCAAGGCTGTACCTGTACAAGCTGCCAACTGGCTTGGTAAGGCTGTTAAGGCATCTCTAGACGGTAAACCACAAGGACCAGACGCAGAGTTAATCGGAGATCGTGAATACCTCATTGACGCTGATAAAGGATTCTCCAGACACTACGCTAAGAAAAAGTGGTACAGTAGCACTATGGAGACGACTAGCGAATGAAGCATATCCGCACGTACGATGAGAATCTCGTGCCGATTTGCGAAAGATGCTGGATAGACGAAAACAGTCTATGGGAAGCTGATAGCGTAGATATCAACGGTAATATCATTACCCGTCTAATTAGCGTCACTGTCCCAATTGAACTATCTCCAGGCGCTGTGTCGGATTGCTATGTCTGCGGAAGATTAACTGTCGTAGGCATTTACATATCTTCTATAGAGCTAGACGGCGAGGAAGAACCTGACGAGCTAGAGGAAGAAGCGATTCACGAGGAGCCTAAGCCCGACGAGCTATAGTTCCTGTTATAATTTACATAATGACGAACGGACGGATATATGCAAACCTTTTTACCTCACACTGATTCCTTTGAGCATATTGCTCAAGAGTTAGACAATAAACGCCTTAATAAGCAGGTACTTGAGGCGTGGCAGCTTATGCTAGTGCTTACATCACTCAACCCACAAGGAGAACACCGCGACCCTAAGGGCTGGCGTAATCACCCTGCGGCGAAGATGTGGGAAGGCCACGAAAAAGCTCTAGCCTTATACGCAACTACCATGTGTGACGAGTGGCTCAAGCGCGGCTACAAGTCTACGATGATTCCTAAGATCAACGCAACGTTTGCACGCGCTCTTGAACTTGGCCGCGCGCAGGATAAGCTAACCTTCCCTTGGTGGCTAGAGGACAAGAACAAGTTTGAAGAAATGGCTGCAACCCATAGGGTTGCGTTGTTGCGCAAAGAGTACGAGTGGTATTCTAAGTTTGGCTGGCCAGAGGATAATGGTTACAGGCCGCAGCACTACCAATACCTATGGCCCGACAATAATGGTGACCTTTACTTAGGCACGTTTAACGCCGCTTAATAAGTCACTTAGTGACCGATAGAGACACTTTTATGGCTGACCTGAGGTAATTTATTGTTCTAAAATAGTCGGTGTTTATCCGCGCGATCTTGCGCCTTTCAGTGTAATATTCCCTTAACGACGATAGCGCTAAGGGGAATTGTGAAGGACTCACGTGTGGGTGAGCTTCTGTGGAAAGAATGGACAGGAAGTGGCTACGAGCCTCTTCATGAGGATTCCGTTACCTTCTTTACAGAAGATCATATTGATCTAGAGAACGAGCTTATTAGACGTGCACTAGCGTCTGCCTTGCAACGCGACGGAGTCTCTGTCTCATTAGGCAACGGTTTTAAGTATCTTGATACTGCAATAATCAACTATGGTTACGCAGGAGAAGTTGATAGCGATACAGATCTAACCGCGTGCGATGAAGATGGCGAGACGCGTGAAGGCGATACTGTAGATAACACAACTCCGGTAACCTGGGTTGAGGTGATCGCAGAATGAGCAGATCACTAGATCTTAGTTGGCAAAAAGATTCCGCGTGCGGGCAGCAAGTAAATGAAGATTTCCGCGACTTCTTCTTTTCATCTGAGCCTGCAGAAAAATATCAAGCAAAGAATCTTTGTTTCTCCTGCCCTGTTCGCAAGGAATGTTTGAAGTGGGCGTTAGAGCATAAGCAAATCTGGGGGATCTGGGGAGGAAAAGACGAAGGAGAAATTCGTCGTACACTTTCCGTTTCATGGAACGGGCAAGAATCACGTCGTCAACGTTTCCCACAGTGCCCTTATTGCAATGCACGGCCAAATAAACTTAAGACATTAGTGGTAGATACTCCAGGTGGAGGCCGTTGGGCAACCATGCGTCTTGTTCAATGCGAGGCTTGTGACTTTACCTGGCGCTCACGTACGAGCGCAAATGCAGTAGATGCGTATCATACACAACGAGAAGAGAAGCTTGCAAAGGCTAAGACTAAGAAAACTAAGAAGAAAAAGAAAAAAGAAGTAGCTTAGATTTTTCTATTCTTGTATAGCTCTGTTTGCGTTGCTGGATCCTTTAGATGTTCTAACCACCAGCGTGATGCATTTTCATTTTCTGTAAGAGTTAATACTCCCCAGATGCGGCGATTGTCTAGGTACTGAGGAATTCCAGCCTTACGAGCAGACTCCGAGAAGACCATGTATTCCCAGCGATCTGATTCTTCCATGTAATTTAATTTGTCTATGTACTCGCGCTTAATTAAATATGTGCAGTGAACACACATACACTCGATGAGACCTTTAACTTCTTGGTCAAGAATTTTATAGTACATGTCATTTGCTACAATTGAGCCGTAGTCGTCTACTTCATGGTGGTAGTTCGAGTAAAACTGACCGCGGTGTCCTTTAATCTTTTCTTTCTCTTCTTCTGTATCCTCAACATGTCCAAACGCAACCGCGTAGCGCATCATGGGCGAGACAATAGGGAGCTGCAATGCAACTAATTCCTTAAGAGTATCTGGATAGATAAAGTTGTCGATGTCAACTACAAAGTAATAGTCCGCATCTGTAAGAAGTGATTGACGCAAGCTTTCCTGGCGAATACGCGCAAGAACCCTAAAGCGCTCGCCGTTCCATACGTGAACTCCGTATTGCTCTACATTCTCCGGAACATTCTGCGTCTCAAAGGAGATGCTGCGATATTTAGGACCGTGAATACCAATCCAGTCGGCAAGCATTGCCTCGGTATTGTCCGTGTTGTTATTCGTACGAACGTACAGGTGAATCTTGTCCTTAGGGTACTCCCAAGCCTCAAGGTTTTCTAAGAATAGATTTAATACACCTTCTTTTTGCTTTGCAAGTAAAGCTACAAAGACTACAGGTGTATCTGTCACGCTAGGTTCTCGATCCCTTGCTCGTAGAAATTCATGTTGTTGCGTAAGCGCAAGTCTGTAGGACTACCGTCTACAGCAAGTTGCCCATACTTAAGAGCCTTCTTTTTGTCTCCAAGGTAATGAGCTGATAGCGCCTGCATGTCATATAGACGCCATTTCCATAGCTCTTCACTTGACAAGTAGTGCGCGGTCTTTTCACAGCGCGCAGCGATCTTACACGTTTCCCAAACTCCACCCCAGTCTTTTTGCTCGTAGTAGCAGCGAACCTTCTCAAAGTAATTTTCACCACAAGGGTCGATTTCAATTGCACGATCTGCCCACATCATCGCGTTCTCAGGTTGTCCTAATACTCGACAAGCCTCACTTGCCCAGCGGCACACCGCGGCTCTTTCAACAAACCAGTCTTTGCTAAAGCCGTGAACTTTTTCAGCGCTTGATAGTACGAGATCCCACATTTTGTAGAACATGTACTCGCGTGTTAGATAGACCCAGATGCGGTGATCTTCTCCGAACTCTTTAGACGCAGCAACAAGCATAGGCATATATTGCCCACGCGATTTCGTGTTATCTGGCTTGTGATACATCTTAGTTCCGGTGATTGTTACGCTCTTAAGTCCAGTGTCGAGTGACGGAACAAATACCTCGTGAATTGGATACTTCCAGTAGATTCCGTTGCGTGCGTGTAAGCGTGCGCCTAACCAGGTGTGCCCTGTATCAAAATCACACCAACCTTTGTTGGCTCCAGGGATCCACTGCTTACGAACTTCATCAAAAAAGTTTTCATCTACAAGCTCGTCCATGTCTAACGATAGGCACACGTCTATGCCTGCAGGTAATAGGCTTTGCGCGGTGTTACGTGCGACGTCAAAGCGCCAAGGCTTGACAGATATCTCATAGACTGTGACTCCATGCTCACGCAGGATCTCAACGGTTCTATCTGTAGATCCAGTGTCGCACACAAGGCGGAAGTCTGCATTCTTGGTGGTTTCCGCCCAGCGGGCTGCGTGTTTTTCCTCGTTTAACGAGATGGCGTATGCTGCAACTTTCATACTTCCAGTACTACCTTCATACATTTACCTCTATGTCTTCTATTTTTACGATCTCGTATTTGCTCCAGTAGTTCGAAAAGTCATTTTTACTTTTTATAAACTGTCTAATATACTCTTCTGAACTTAATATGTCAGATGGCGTCAACATTATGGTAAAAATAGGGAAAGAGTTCGTGTCATCGACATCATACATTAGTTGATCAGCTGTCGGTTCTATGTTAAAAGTTCCTCCTCTAGGGTCTGGGACACTGTATCGTCTAAATGAGTCAAAATTTATAGCGTCATACCTATAGTAGTATAAATCTAATATTTTTCTAGCGTATGATCTATTTATAATATAGGAAGCCGTGCTAAAATACCATGGAGAGCGCTTTATTATACTAAAATTTAACATGTCTTCTTCTCTAAGTACGATACATGTTTGCAAGCATCCTGCATTTTGAATGTCAAATAACTCCTTAAAGTTAAAAGACAGCTTTAATGAGTTGCGCAAGTCGGCATCATCTTCACAGATCATGGCATATTCATTAGTAGAGTCTAAAAATTCAATAAGCGCCATGATATGGGAACTCACGCAAGCAAGCTCTTGTCTAGATAGTGTAGACAACATTGGCATATTGTTGTCTACTATCTTAGTAGCGTCTATCGCACTTATTCTTTTAAAGTTAGTAATGTTTAGCTTTTTAAATTGCTGCAGCATTAAAGCATTTCTGTCTGTTCTACGATCTAGGTTTATGTAGTATATTGGAAGATTATTAAAAAATATATTCATCACATTTCAACGTTTCTAATATTCTCTGTATCAATCAAAGATTTAATGTTTTTGTAGTCATGCTTTAAAAAATTTAAATCATTTGGTTTTATTGAATATCCATTTACTAAGCCTTGCTGCGACTTATTAAATATAAAACAGTCACTTGTGTACTCTATTCCTAGCCTGGTAACTAGCTTTAATAATTTTTTAGCCCCGTAGTAAGAATATAATGTTGCCTGGCCGGCCGAGTACTGATTTAATGATCTATGTATATTTTTAGCACCGAAGTCTGTATTCTTATCTACGCTATTATGTCCGTAAAAATAGTAAAGTGAGAGAAAATCGTAATATTCTGGCAGTTGGTCTATACAGTTACTTAAATTATATACAAAATTTTCTTCTAGTAAAATGTCATCTTCTAGTACTAACATCGAATCTATTTTATTTTTTACAATATACTGCCAAGTTCTAATTGTGCTGACCCAGACTCCGTACTCTCCAGGGAGAGGCGCAAGAGATCTTCCATCATAGGGACTCCAAACATCTAGGCTAATTCCCATGTGGTTAATAATGTCAGAAGCATTCCCTAGGTTTCCGTTAAAAAACTCTATGTCATCTATACAGTCAAAGTCTCTTAAAATCAGCTTGTTATGCTCCATATTATCTTTTGCACGATCATTGACGTGCATTATCGTGTATTTCATTTAGGGTAGCCAGAGTTCTCGAACATATCAATGCCTACTCTTGATATTAAACTGTCCATGGCAGAGTTGGTTAGTTTTTGCCAGTTGTACTTACTGGTCACCTCTGGCACCTGACTATAGAATTGTTCAGACTGGCTTTCAATGTCACTCGCGGCTTGTTTCATAAGCTCAATCATGGAGTCTAGGTGAGGAATAACAACATTACCGTATCTGGTGTACGTTTCAACAATATCTGAGATTCCTTCATGAGATTCTATGATGTTATCATTAAAATACTGATCGTAACTGCACCATCTCGATGTTGATATAACTGGCATTCCTGTAGCTAGCGCCTGTAAAGGTATTAAACCAAATCCCTCTCCCTCTGAAGGATATATCAAAATGTCATGAAAATGAAATAAACTAATTAAATGCTCTATTGTCATATTTTCTTTTATACGACGAACGTTAATTCCTTCCCATTCTCCATAATTTTTTAAAACTTTTTCATTAAACCAATCTTGAGTAGAAGCCGCACCATGGCTATACTTTAGTGTAATTTCATAGTCTGGGTTATTTCCAAATGCAGTCTTAAAGGCCTCTACGGCTAAAGAACCTCTTTTTCTTGGAGATCCAGAGTCTATGTGCAAGAATCTTATAGTGTCTCTTGTTCCTCGTTTTTTTGGTGTCCAAAGCGATGCGTCAACGCCGTGCTCAAATACATGCACTTTTTCTGCTGGAACACCAGCGTTTATAAATGCGTCTGCGCCAAATCTATTTGCAGTCCACCACTCATCATAGCTTTTTGCATGATCAACCCAATGAGGCGGTACTAACGTTGATTCCCACTGCGTCATCTGTATTTTGTACTGATGATCATAAAAAAATCCGTGTGGAGATCCGTAGTAAAGTTGCAGCTTAGACTTAGGGGAGTTTATATCAATATTTATTTGCTTACCGTCGTGCGTATACTGTCTTAAATGTTTTGCTATTTCTTGGTACGTGTACGCGTACCCGAAGTACGACCCAGATGCTCTAACGTGCGGATGCGCGTACAAGGACATTCTAAACATTTTGCCCTGCCTCTTTTCCTTTACGCCATGCCTCACAGATAGGCTTACTTTTAGTCACCTACGTATTATAGCAGGCATTCGCCTATACAAGCGGCTAGCGGCACAGTTTGCTCCGTGAACGACGTGGAACCTACTAGGAGATGTCACCTACTATTAAAAAAGTGTCACTTGCTGTGCATATGACTGAGGCTGCTGAATACTGCGCTCTTAGCTTAGGGGCGGACGCGGTTGCCCCTGTTGAGATTATTGTAACCCCTGACCCTTGTGCAAACGTAACCTGCCCTGCCCCAGTCTGCGTGATATTGACAACATCGTTTGGGCTAAAAACTGAAGGAGGTAGGGTAAGTGTTATTGCGCTGGCGTTGTTCAAAGTTACAAGATCATTAAGATCTGTTAGTTGTAAAGTATAGCTCGTTCCCGTGTTGTTGTTTATCGCAAGGATTGCGCCTGCAGCACCTGTGCTGCCAGTTACGCCTGGTTCACCAACCGCACCTGTGCTACCAGTTGGTCCTGTAGCTCCAATTGCACCTGTATTTCCAACTGCGCCTGTATTGCCAGTTACGCCAGTTGCGCCAGTCGCGCCTGTGCTGCCTGTTACGCCAGTTGAACCAGTGTTTCCAGTTACACTTGCTCCTGTTACTCCTGTAGCGCCAGTATCGCCAGTATCGCCAGCTGCACCAGTTACACCAGTAGCTCCCGTATTTCCAACCGCACCCTTTGCGGCGAGCAAATCCCATCTCGCAGATGATCCTGGAATGTGCGACATGATGTCGCCTGACGCAATCGCGGTGTTGCAGTAATATGCACTACCGTTATATTGAACAGTATCTCCGACGCTATACGCGATAAAGTCAAACGCGGCTTCCCAGTTAATTCCTGTGATACCAGTTGCGCCCGTAGCGCCTACTGCTCCAGTTGGGCCAACCGCGCCCGTTGCTCCAGTAGGAGCAAAATCACGAACGACCTTCCAAACACTACCGTCCCAGCGCCAGGTCGTGGACCCAGACGTAAACTCGTCATTAGTTGACGGGCTATTAGGAAAATCAATAGGCATAGGTCTCTCTCATCTGACGCGACTCTAGGG